GCTGCCGGCAGCCGCAATGCGGTGCGGCACACCGGCGCCGGCTTGCGCCGGGCCGGTGGCCGGGGTGGCGGCGCCGGGGCGCCTTAGCTGATGGCCGGGGCCCAGCGAACGCCGGTGATGACGGCGACGGCCGCCTCCTGCGTCATCTGGAAGTCGTGCTCCGCGATGGCGCGCATCACGGTCTGGTCCTGTTGGAAGGCGGAGACGGTGGTGCCGCCGGCATCCACGTAGCTGCTCTCGCGGCTCATCTCGATCTGCAGCGTCATGCTGTCCAGGATGACCGCATAGCCCATGTCCACCAGATAGACCTCGGAGCAGTCGGAGTTGCCGCCCACCACCAGGTTGGTCGGGATCTGCGTGCTGGTCTTGAACGGAACGCCCAGCAGCGTGCCCAGCCGCATCTCGTCGCGGTACACATAGGCACCGACGCTGTTCTGCACGTTCAGCAGGTAGTTCTTGCTGCGCGGGTGCATGATCCACACCGGGCGGATCATGCGGACGTTGCTGCTTTCCAGCTTGTTCACCGCGCCGCCGAGTTCCGCCGCCGCCGTGGCCAGGGTGAAGCTGGCGGTGGAGGTGATGAAGTTGGCGCCGACGCCGGCGGAAACCGGGCTGTAGCTGGCGCCGAAGGTCCGCAGGCCCTTCGGGGTGTCGCTCAGGCCATCGCCACGGATGAAGGCCAGGTCCTCGCGCAGCGCCAGGGCCGTGGTCAGGTCCTCGCGGACCCAGGCATCCACCGACGGGTTGCTGTAGCGGATCAGGTCGTTGGAGATGGGCACCAGCGCCGTCAGCTTCTTGTAGGTGGCGACGATCTGGTTGAGCGTCTCCTGGGTCTGCGGAATGGCCGCCAGTTCGCTGCCATAGCTGGCCGCGGCCCGGGCCGACTGGCGCGGCAGCGTCAGGGTGCCACGCGGCATCGGCAGGTTGCGCGGGCTGGAGGAGCGCACCGCGGTCATCGGGGTCAGGATCTCGATGATCTCGGCCACGTAGTCCGGCGGCACGATGAAGCCACCGGAGGGACCGGAGCCGGTGGACAGCGCGCGGGTGACCGGGTGGCGGTCGCCGAACTCGCGGCCGGCTTCCTGGCTGGCGACGATGATGTTGCCGCCGGCCTTGTGCATCATGCGCAGCGCGCCGGCGATGACGGTCTCGGCCTTCACCTTGACCGCCGCCTCGGCGCCACGGCCGCCGGGGGGCAGGGTGCGCGTCACGCCGGGGGCGCGGTGCTTGTCCTCCTTGCCGTCGTCAGCCTCGCCGTCCTCCATTTCCTTGGCGGCGTCGGCATCGGCGCCCATCGCGGCTTCCAGGCGGCCCAGGCGCTCGTCCAGCGCCTTCACCGCCTTCTCGGCCGTGTCGAACAGCGCCTTGTCCTCGTCGGACAGCGCCTCGCCCTCGGCCATGTCGGCCTCGCGGGTGGCCAGAGCCTTCATCTGGTCCACATACGCGGCACGCTGGCGCCGCAGCTCGTGCAGCTTCTGCTTCATGGTCTTCTCCGTGGAAGCTGCGGCCGTGGCCGCATGGTGTTGCGCTCGTCAGCCAAGCGCGGCGATGCGCGCCGTGCGGGCGCGAAGGCGCCGGCCGGTCACGTCATGGGGTGTGGGGGCGGCACGCTGGCGCGTGCTGCGCATCCCCGCGAGGAAGCGGGCCACTGCCGGGGACTTGCCGGCGGTCACGGTCGCCTGGTCGGCCTCGGGGTCGGCATCGAGGACGGCATCGGCGGGCGGCAGGGCGGCCAGCATCTCGGCCACTTCCTCCTGCGTCATGGCCACCAGCGCGGCGCCCAGCTGCTGCAGAACCTCGCCCAGCATGGCCGGTACTTTGCTGCCGTCCTGCTCCAACTCGGCTTCCCAGGCGGCGCTGTACTGCGCCCAACCCAGGTCTTCCATCAGGCTGGCCAGCCGGCCGCATTCGTACAGGCCGCGCACCACCGGCGCCTTCGCCTGGCGCTGCTGCTGGCGCAGCTGGCGCTGCGTCACGGTCGCGTCGCGGTTGGCCGGGATGCTGACGAAGGAAAGTTCCAGCAGCTCGGACGCCAGGTAGCGCAGCGGCGCCTCGCGGGTGCGGTCGGCCGCGTCCATTGGCTCGGTCTGCATCGGGTCGAAGCCGATGGAGACGGTGTTCAGGATGCCGGCCTTGACCAGCCCGCAGACCTCATCCGCCTTCTTGCTGATTCCCTCGGGCGCGAATTCCACCGTAGCCACCAGGTCGCTGCCGTCCAGGCCGATCTCGGTCACCCGGCCGATCGGCATCTCGGGGTCATGGCCCCACAGCACGATGGGGTTGGCGCGGAAGGCATCCAGCTTGATGCCTTCCTGCACCACCACCTCGCCCAGGCGGTCCACCTCGGCCGAGGAGGCGACCACGCGCACCTGGCGCGGGCCGAGCGTCTCCACCGGGCCGGCATAGGCCTTGCGCTTCAGCATGCTGCGGTTCCTTGGCTGCGATAAAACTGCGGGCTTCCACCGCCTGCCCGGCTACAGGCCGGTCTGGCTTGCTTTCCGCAGGGTCCCTTGCGGGCGTGTTCCCTGCTGCGCCCCCTCTGCCGAAGCGGGTAGGGCAAGCCGACGCTGGAAATATTGCCCCCGCCGGCGCATTCCGGCGGGGGCCGGGGACAGGGCCTCGCGGCCCTCTCGGGTATGCCCCTGGCCGGCAAGCCGGCACTTCCCGGGGCGGGAATGCTGTATGGCGGCGGTTCACCCGCAACGTCGCGTCTGGTTGGCCTTGGCCCGGCGGGTCGATTAGGCCGCCTTCACGCCACGCGGCGTTCCGCGCGCATGGCATCGCGCGGCGCCAATCTCAAATCAGCGGGTCAGGTGCTTCACCGCCCACATGACAGCCTGTTCCGCATTGGTGATCGCCAGCGAGATCTCGCGGCTGGCACCCATGGCCTGGCACTCCGCAATGAAGGCCGCGCCCTTGTCCTTCAGCGCGACCATGCGGGCCTTTTCCTCGTCGCTCAGCACCCGATAGGTATGGCGCACCGCGTTGTTGGCGGTGCGATCGTCGCTGGCGCTGTGCACCGTGTCGTTCTGCATGCCCTGCCCTCAGCGCTTCGGCGCGGCACGGTCGCAGCCGGGCGTGGCACCGTTGTCCAGCACCACCCGGTCTTCTTTGCCCAGCATCATGCGCTGCACATCGAACCAGGCGCTGTCGCGCAGCGCGCCATCGGGGGCGACGGCCGGCTGCACCAGCACCTGGTGGCAGCCCGTCAGGTAAGCGACGTAGCCGGTGATCACGCCGGTGAAGCCGGTAATCTTGTCGGTCGCGGTCAGGCCGAGAAATCGCTCGGTGGTCATGGTGATCGCGTCGTCGTTCTGCATGGTCGGTCGCCTCTGTCGGGAGGGGGTGGCGGGCGGCACCGACATGCCGCCCGCCCTTCGCGCGCGCAAAGCGCTAGCCGATGTCGGTCGGCATCTCCTGCGGGCTGGCCGCGTCAGGGAACATGCGGCCCCAAGTGGCCTTGATGGCCGCCGGAAGCACGGCGTTGACCCGGTCGGTGAAGGCCTGGTCCGGCAGGTGCCAGGTGTAGAACTTGATCCCGCCCTCGGCCGCGTTGTTGATCTCGGCGTGGCGGGCATAGAACTTGTACCGCTTGGTCGTGGCGGAGACCCTGGCCTTGCCATCCGGCTCCGCCGCTTCCTCCACGCAGGCCAGGAAATCGTCAGGGTGGAGGGAGCCGCAGAAGCTGCAGGTCCGGTCGCCATTCGGCATCACCCGCCAGCCATCGGGCCCTGGGAACACGTTCGCCGCCACGGGCGACTGCGCCCGACTGCCGCAAATGAAACTTGTATCGTGCGCCATCACGCCGGCCCTCCGCCCTCACCCTCGCCGCCCGCGCCCGCGCCCTCGGCATCAGCCACGGCATCGGCCGCCGGCGTGCTGTCCGGCTTCGGCGCTTCGGGCACGCCGGTATTCAGCGGCACGCGGAACACGTCGCCACCCTCCACCGGCGCCATGCCCTCGCCGGCGCGGACCTCATTGCGGTTCTTGATCCCATTCAGCAGGGCAATCTGGTGCCCTTCCATCCGCGTCTTGTAGTCGCCGCGCAGCAGCTGATCGAAGTCGAAGCGCAGCTCGTATTCGTCCCGCTCATCCTCGAACAGCAGCAGCTCCTCGGCGTGCTGCTCAATCCGCACCGCGTTCGGCATCAGCGCGTCATCGATGTACTGCTGGTTCTGGTTCTCGATGTTGCTGAAGGTGGCGCGCTCCAGGTTCATCACCTTGTGCGGCGGCACACGGAACACGCGGCAGATGTCGTTGACCTGGAACTGCCGCACCGCCAGGTACTGCGCTTCCTCGCTGGTCAGCGCGATCCGCTCCAGCTTCATGCCCGCATCCAGCAGCGCCGGCTTGCCGACATTGTTGAGGCCCGCCTGGTTGTCCAGGAAGGTCTGCACGATCCGCTGCCGCGCCTCGGGCGTCACCGTGCCCGGCGCGGTGATCACATGCGGCACCGTCGCACCCTGGCGGAACATGGTGCCGCCATGGGTCTGCGTCGCCAGCGCCAGGCCAATCGCGTCCTGCGCCGCGGCAATGGGGCTGATGCCCACATAGCCGTCCAGCGACATGCCGCGGATATGCAGCAGGTCATCGGCGCTGAAAGTGTAGTGCCCGGCGCCAAGCGCGGGGTGGAAGATCATGTAGTACAGCGCGCCGGTCGGGCTCAGCAGCAGCGTCACCCGGTCGGGGCTCACCGGTACCAGCTGCGTCACCTCGCCCCGGTTGTTCCGCAGCGCCACGGCATAGGCGTTGCCGCGCAGGCTCAGCGCGGTGACCATGTAGGCCCAGAAGTCGTAGGCGGTCATCCAGCGGCAGGGCCGCCGCAGCAGCCGCGACAGGCGGTGCTCCGGCGCCGGGGCGGTGCCGCCGCCCGGCAGCCGGCGGCGCACCTGCAACGGCAGTTTGGCCAGGTCTTCGCCCAGGCAGCGGACGCAGCCATACACCACGGCGGATTGCAGCGCCGTCAGCGGCGTGACGGGAATGCCCGTGCTGCTCGGCAGCGCGCCGAGGATGCCCAGCAGCCAGGGCTGCGGCGCGGCCAGGCTGGAATCGGTGCTGCGCGTCACCGCCGCACCGCCCTCGCCGCCCCCCATGCGCGAGAGCCAGGCGCCCGCGCGCTGGAGGATCGGAAGGGCCATGGTGGTCTCCGGTTGCGCCCGGGCGGGCAAGTCGAGTTCAGCCGGCCTCGTAGCCGGAGATCCTGCCGCCGGCGGCGTGTGCCGCCGCTGCGCCGGCCTCCATCTCGTAGCCGGACCGGGGGTGCCGGCTGGCGGCGGCGTCGGCGGTGTTCAGCGGGTTCATCGCCATCAGCGCCACGGCGTTGAAGGTGGCGATCAGCGGGTCGATCTTGGCCACACCGGCGGCCGCCTTGGTGATGCTGATGGCGTTGCCGCGCGGCTCCACCTTGGCGTTGCCCACGGCCCAGTCCATCAGCGGTTGCCCGCCATGCAGCAGCGTGCCGTCGCGCACCTTGCGCTCCGTGGTCTTGATGGCGCCGTTGATCTTCCAGCCCTGCGGCACGCCCACCACCATGGCATCGGCGATCTGTTCCTCGGCCAGCGCATCCACGATGGCGCCGATGCCGGCGGGGTCCACGCCCACCGCGTTCTTCTCCGGCAGCAGCCCGGCGTCGCGGACGCGCTTCACCAGTGCCACCAGCTCCTCGATATCGTCGCCCAGCATCTCCACCAGGCTCAGTTCGCCAGCGGCGGCCAGGTCCAGCAGCCGGGGGGCGATCTCCTTTCGCCGGTCCAGCACGCGGTGGTCGGCCCAGGCATGCGCCCAGTGCAGCCAGGTGCGCGTCTCGCGCTCCCGGCCGATGAAGGCCAGCGAGAGCAGGTCATCCAGGCCACCGCCATCGATGCCGGCTACCACCACGTCGCAGCGCGCCAACAGGTCATCCAGCGTCAGGCCGGCCTCGGCGGCGGCGGGCCAGTAATCGGCGCCGGCCCAACGGTCGCTGTGCAGCGCCAGGCCCACCTCCACGTTGAGGTGCTGGCTGGCCCAGGCGCGCAGCTCCTCCGCCCCCACGGCGGCGGCCATGTCGTAGTCTTCGCGCAGCCGCTCCACCGTGATCGAGCGGCCGCGATTCGGCGTCACCATCGGCCAGTGCTTCGGGTCGCGCCATTGCGCCTCGTCCCGCTGCATCGCCTCCGGAAACTCGTACAGCACCGGCAGCAGGGAGGCGGCGAGGCGGCCGTCGCGCACCGCGCGGGCCTTCAGCAGCTCGGCGCGCATGACGCCGGCCGGCGCCTCCTCGCTCTGCGTGGTGATGAAGGCCAGGAAGGCCTCGGGGATCGGCAGCATGCCGCCGCGCAGCTGGCGGATGGCGCTGGCGGCCTTGGCCATGGTGGCGCAGCGGTGCAGCTCGTCGATCAGGATGCCCGCCGGCTTCTGGCCGGTCAGCACGCTGGGGTCGAAGGTCATGATCTCCAGCTCGGCGCCGGTCTGCCGGTGGATGATGGTCTTCAGGTGGTCGCGGATGTGCAGCTTGGCGCGCAGCACCCCGTCCAGTTCCACCGCGCCCTTGGCCTGGCTGAAGGCCAGGTCGGCAATGTCCTGGGTCGGTCCGGTCAGGATGTACTTGGCCTTGGGCCGCATGTTCAGCAGCAGCGCCACCAGCATCATCAGCGCGCCGTAGCTGGTTTTGCTGTTCTTTTTTGGCACCAGGCAGAACAGTTCGCGGATCATGCGCTGGCCGCTGACCGGGTCGATCGAGCCGAACAACGCGCGCACCATGTCGCGGAACCAGTCGCCGGCGGCCTCCGCCAGCGTGGGTTGCCCCGGCACGTCCGGCAGGCGCAGGCGGTCGAAGACGGCCACCGCGCGGTTGCCCGCCTCCAGGTCCAGCGGCAGCGGCGGCACCAGGCTGCGCCCCTCGCGGAGCCGGGCCTCCCAGTCCGGGCATGCGAGGTTCCAGGTCATGGGTCGCTCCACCGGCGCCCACAGGCCGGTACGTCAGTTCGGCAGCAGTTTGTCCCAGCCGGTACCCACGGCCGCGTCCATCGCCGCCAGGGCCGCGGCGTCCTTCTTGCCCAACGTCGTGGCGGGCCTGTCGGTGCGTTCGGGCGGCAGGTCCAGCGTCTGCAGGGCCAGGAAGCCCTTCTGCGCCGAGACGTTGCCGCCAACCGCCTCGCGGTGCATGGCCAGGATCACATCGGCCCGCTTGCGCGCCTTGCCGGCCGCCAGCTGGTCGCCGTAGTGCTCGCGCAGCGTCGGCTCGCTGATGCCCAGCGCCTGCGAGATCTGCCAGGCCAGCATCCCACCGGCGAGCAGCACTTCCACCCGCTCGCGCGTCTCGTCGGAAGGCACATGCTGCGGCCGGCCACCACGGTCGGTGCGCGGCGCGCGGCGCGGCAGCGGCGCCTTCGGGGCCAGGCCCAGATCCATCTGCGGCCGAGGCGTCGCCAACTCGGCCGCGTAGTGTGCCCGCAGCGTGGGGCGCGAAATGCCGAGAGCCTCGGCGATCGCTTCCACCGGCCTGTCCTCGCCCACCATGCGCGCCACCAGGGCGCGGCTGTCAGGCGTCGGCTCGTGCGGCGGTCGGCCCGGCCCTCGCCGGGGTTCGGCAGGAAATTCCGGCACGGCAAAAAAAACCTCCGAATGTT